TTTAATTAGATTTTCACCCAAAGCCACCTTACTCAAATAATACGGCGCATCAAGTAAATTAGGCTGGTATGGTGTGGCTGTTGAGCCTTCTTCGATTTTGATGTTATAGCCTAAATAGCATTTACATGCACCAGCTGAATCATTAAACCACAAAGATATTCTAGACTCTTCTGTAGTCACAAAATTAGCAGCTGTAGTAAACGTAACGCTATAGGTCGTTCTATTGGTACCCACTGGTTTGTTTATAAGCGCCCAAACAGACCTTACTTCTGTTCCCTCTTTTAATTGAAATTCACATTGTATCGCACCAGATGGCACTTCCTTATCCGCCCATATATCAATGCTGAGAGAATAAGTTTTGTTTGGTAACAATGTGCGGAGGTTTAATAGTTTTCCAGCCGGAGGCGCATCTGCAGTTCTTGTAACCGCAATGTGGTCTACTTCATCTTTAGCAGTGTAACCTGTTTGAGAACCGTTGTCGTAAAAATCGTTAAAACCTACATTAGGCGCAATATTAGGATTCCCACTATAATCATAGTCCCCAAAGTCGGTGCTGTTACTGTACATCCTTTTCAGCTGACCAAGTTCGCCGATTTGCTGATTCGTTTGATTCATCTTGTCTTCAACTGCTTTAAGATTGTTTTGTGCCGATGTAACGTTTTGAGAAACGGTATCAATCTTAGTTTGAGTAGCTTGTAGTTGCTCTGTTACCTCGTCAACAGTTTGATCAATTGCTTGTGTGGCTCCCTCTACAAATTCATTTATTTGTTGGTTTGCCTTTTCAATCGTAGAATCCACATTTGTTAATGCTGCATTAACAGCATCTGTCGCCTCTTGTTTGACCCCATCAAGTAGTTGTTGAAAATCCTTAAAATAATATTCCCCATTCAATTGGACATTGTCATCAATAACAGATTTCTCAATATTGAAAGTAAACGCCAAATTGTCAGTATGACTGCCATCTGGAAAATCGATGTAAACATTGGCATCAACTTTCCCCTCATAAGAAAGTAACATGTCAGGAATCGGATATTTTACAACGCCTTGCATGTAGCTTTCAGTAATAATCTGGTTATCAAAAATTGGGAACTCCTTTTTTTCTTCCCCTTGATAGATGTACATAAAAAGACGAACAGTCGCATCGATTAAATCAGTTGGACTTCCGTCTTGATTTTTAATTTCAAATTGTAATACGCCAGCTTTCTTATCATAGGATTTGAACGTAAAACCAGTGATTGTCATTGCCCGACTGGCTGGCTCTGTTGGAACAATCACTTTTCCTGTTTTTTGTGCCACCTAATCACCTTCCTTGTATTAAATTAGAACCCCACATTAATAAATCCCTTCGATACCCGCAATCGTAAAACCTGTGTCATCTGAAAAAGTTGTGCCTGTAGTTTTATGAGTAACTAAACGACATTTTGAAAATTTCAAGACGATGTTATCCCGAACCATTTCCAAATTTATTCTAACTTGGTAACTTTCATTTATACTTCCAGCAACTGCTGAAAACACGATTACAGGATTGTCTACTGCAGGTGTCTCAATAACAAATTGAGTGCCTATCCCATTAATTGTGAAACGCAAACGTCTGAAACGTCTGGTTGATGCAGCTAAATTCATATTTTGTCCAACGCTTGCAGGTGAACTATCTTGTGTCCAGAGAATCGTTGTTTGCGGAATATATTTCCAAACGGTTGAATTACTATTACCTCCTCCTTGCCCCGTATTTTGAGAAGTATTTAAATACCAAATTGAGCCGTTCTTTTGAACAACCATCACGTATACTTTGCGTCGGTTATCTTCTCCGGATACATATAAATTAATTAGGTCACCCGGCACCATCGTGTCTGGCAAAGGGATGCCGTTATCTGCCCAACCATAAACAGTAGCATATGATCCGAAAGGAATATTCCAAAAATCATACTTCTCGTTTAAGTAATTATCTTTTAATAAATGGCCAGTTGCTAGCGCCACCGTTTCTGGTGAAGCAAAGCCGGCATTTCGCTCAGTAGCAATCACATGCGCTTGCTGATCGTCACCATCACTATGAATAGCGAACTGTTCTAACATGTGATCAATTGCTTGATCTCTCGTCATATTTTCAAACATTATCTATCACTCCTTCAATATGAAAATGACCGTTTAGTTCCTCGTCCCACACCATTCATTATCAATGTTCTGGCTACTTTATCGATTGACAGCTGATAAAAAGCTTCGAAGTCAACATTAGTATCTTTTGTAAACGCACAAGTTCCCAATATCATTTTCAAAGCACCAAAGTTTTTTACGGTTTCCCAGTGTTCATGCCCACAGACGTAAGCAATAATGATACCTGGTCCTTTTGTACTAAAATCAAACACTTCATTTCCTGTAACAATCTTCGATGGTTCTCCGGATAACGAATCATAATCAATCGTTACTGACACACCCTGTCTAAAGCCATCAATAAGTGTTCGCAATGCTGTTGTATTCCATACACCTGTAGCAGACTCATCTAACGGGATATGTCCCACTAGCAAAACATGATAGCTGCGATCTAAGTTCATGAGAAAAGTACCGAAGTCTTTCAATTGTTCTGCCCCAATTTTTCCTACTTCACCATCTTTTGTATGGCCGCTAAATTCTTTGTACTGACCATTGCTATCTAGTTCATCACTATAATCATCTGTATCAATACGATAAATTGCTATCCCTTTGTCTTGGAACAAACGACCTCCATATGTGCCGTTATATATTTTGTGCATATCAGTACTATTTAAACAAGTTTCTGGTGTGTGACCCATCCAAGCATAAGGAATTTTTCCAGTATCGTGATTTCCACGACAAACTATGACATCCTCTTTCCATGCACCGGCAAAATTTGCGAATCGTTTTTGTATAGCCATCGAATGCGTTCGTCCAAAGTCACGAACACCAATGTTAAATTCTCCTGTACGTCCGCTATTACAATCACAGTTGTCCCCACCATAAACGGTCACATCGCAATATTTGGTCATCTCTTTAAATCTTGCTAAAGTACTCCAACGCCTAGAATTTGTCGTGCTATCTCCAGTTGCAAAAGCACTATCTTTCCCCATACCATCGACATGTGTATCTGTGATAAATGCGATATTAAATAATTTATCATCAATTTTGGAAATAACCTCATCGAAATTAGACGGAACAGGATATTCACCATCCGTAATCTGTCGGATAGAGCTAGGTACAGGAAGCTTTTTATTTTGCATATCTTCCAGTCGGTCTGCTAAACTGTCATAATCTCCTTTTGCTTCATTCAAAATGTTGATAATCGTACCACCTGGATCGATATTTTCCAGTATTTCACGATTATCTTCTAACCACTGCTCCCAGTCATTTTTGCCCTGATCCATGTAATCTTTGAATTTTCTTAGCAAATCCTCAAAGGTCCACACATAGCCAGAATCACGTAACTGGCTTCTAGATATTCCAGAAATGACTCGATAGGTAAAATCTTGTGTGCTAAATTGTTCACTCCAAGTTCCATCACCATTAAGTGATCGGAAACTGAAATGTGCGGTGTTTTCACCACCCCATTGCCAGTCAGGCTCACTTAAGGTGTAAACAAGCCTTGCTTGCGCTGGACTGTATTCTTGTACTTTTTGTTCAACAGGTTGGTTTTCGCCAAATTTTGTTGTATTAATAAAAAACGGCACTAGGCCCTCGAATGTTTTTAGTTTGCCATGTTCCACCACTTCAACAACGAACTTTTGCGTTAAAACATCCCCTTGCCGAATTCGAACCAAATTTATTCCGTTATTTGGTTCGGTGGTGGATAGGACCATTTTATGCTGCGTTTCTGCCACGACTATCCCTCCTTTAGAAATTAATATAGTCTCTTGCATTATGAAAATGGCCAGAAGAAGATGGATAAAATTCATCCATAAATTGGAAATGAAGATGTTCTCCAGTTGATGGTCCAGTTGTTCCCATCAGCCCAATTTGCTGACCAGCAGTTACTTTTTGTCCTTTTGAGACATCCACACGGCTTTGATGTGCATAGCCTGTATACATTCCATCAGCGTGTTTGATCACTGTCCAATTTCCATACCAGTCAAAGTAATTTGCATCACCTGCAACAATCACTTCGCCGTCTGCTGATGCAAAAATAGGTGTATTAGGATTTCCATTTACAAGGTCAATACCGTTATGAAATTCTTGCGCGCCTGTAATTGGAGAAGTGCGCCAGCCAAATTCACTCGTCACTCTGATTGGATCTGCAATTGGTTTTATATATCCTTTTGATGCAGGAATTTCCAAATCTTTGAATTTGTCGTACCATTCTTGTGCCCATGTCGTCCGTTCTGGATGTGGATCACGTGGACGTTCAAAGTTAGCCACGAATGCTTGTGCTGCTGTGTTGATATCGGTTAGATTCATGAATTGTGTCCATGTATAAGGATAAGCGCTAGTTGCGATCCATTGACCATTTGGTGCATGCCACATCAACAATTTGAACTGCGCCGTGATCGTGTCTGGATCATCACTGATGCCAGCCTTTGTCATTAAATTGATCATGTAAACACGTCCGCTAGTTGCGCCTGTGGAATCCGTCCATTGCCATATACCATATCCGAACCCTGGTGCGCCATTGCCCTCATCGGCGGTTGGATTAGCATCTGATTCTCCTTGTGCATTGCCAAGTAAAGCTGCAGTAGCTTGTTTAGTAAAGCCAGCACCTATTGCCATTGTCCAAATCTGCCAATAACGTTTATCCCGATCAGTAGTTACTTCTGGTGGATATTGTCCATTCCAACCGTTATCGTTTCCTCCGGTATTGTGACCACCGTTTGTATCGATTTTAACGCCATTCACATATAATTCTTTGACATCTAGACGGCCATCCATGGTTATATTCCCTTCTGAAAATTTACCATCACCGTAAAGATTATATTTACGCTTATCAGCAGTAACATCTGCTGGAATTTGAAAAACAGGATTTCCTCGATCGCCGCCGTCCCCAGCGTTAATGGAAAAAATATAGTTTGGTTCTTTCCATACAGCAAACCCATTTATTTTTCCGCCACCATAAGTTGCTACGATGGATCCAAGCGATTCTCCGTGAACATCGTCAAGCCCAGTTGAAATGACCTTTTTTTCAAAAGAAAGTTGTCCTCCTTCTGCCACTAATTGGAAATCTTTATCATCCAATGTCTTTAAAGCTACCCCTTGCACGAGAATGCCGGAAAGAATTCCTGCTTTAATAAAATTAGCATTGAAAGTTCCATCCAACGTCCACGCAGTCGTACTATCGCCATTGTGTACATCTTGGATTGTTTTCCATTCACCTTTCTTACACTGTTTGAAAGATATTCCTGAGTTATTTTGGACCATAAAAAAGCGTGATCCATGAATGTTAGGTCCATCCATATAAACAGTTTCATAGATTTCTCTACTATCACTAACACCAGCTTCAATTCCATTTACCCAATAAATAGAACCGCCATTATCTCCTGCGCCTCGCATAATGTCATCTTGATATTTTCCAATCTCTGTCGATTCGTAAAATGTCATTTTGCTAGATTCTAAACTATTAATATTATTGACAATAGAAGCCGTTTGTTTTCTAACATCTTGTGTTAAATTATCCCCTAGTTCGATATTCGTTTGACCGGTAAGCCGATTGAATGTAGTTTTATAAATACGAGTTTTATAGTGATAACCTTTATCGTATCTGTGAATAGTCACTGTATTTCCTATCACATCTCCTCCAGTGACTTCAGCTTTGAATTGTACTAACGGTCTAGCAGAATCGATTAAGGTTGAATAAGTATTTTTAAGTAATTCTGTTGGATCATCTATATCATCAAACACTACTACGGTTTCTCGTTTTCTCATTGATCCATCTTTTTGTGGTATCCCATACTTTTGAGTTGCTTCCGGATCTTCAAGCCAATTTTGGCCTTTAGGCTTATCTAAAGGATCACCATTCGACTTTTTCCATTCAACATCAGTGAATTCAATTCTTCTACCGTATCCGTCACCAACCTCTTCGCCTCGCCCACGACCTATCATTGAAGTTGAGATTGAGCTTCTATCTATCTCTCTTACAACTGTTAATGCTTTACTACCATATACAAAACGTGTATTCGATTCTTCACCAATTTGTTCATATACTTCGATCCATTTATCCTTTATTCCATCAGAATTCAAAGAACACCTAAAGACAAATTCCATACCTAAGGTTTGCAATTCTTTCAACGCTTCTTTTACAGAGACATAGTAAAAAGTTGCAGTTACTGTTGGTAACATTGCTTCTACGTGACCAACGCGCCAATTTCCTTCAGTAAATTCAATCAATCGATCAAGAACATTTTTTAAGGACTGCCCACTCGGCCTAATATCTTTGATGATGTAAGCATCTAATTCATTTGTCGCAAATCCTAACCCTGTAAACTCTAATGTTTCAGATGGGTCGCTAACTTTAGTAATTCGATACAACGAAAAAGACGACTCGTTTTCACGAATCGCCATATATCTTGCATCCTCTATTTCTTTATCATATTTTGTCGTAACGTAAAGAGTATCTTTCATTAGATCACTCTTATCAGAACTAATTTCTTTTTCTTGGGAGACTTCAATCAAACTTCTTTTATTTTTTCTTTTAATAAGTTTTTGCAAGTGATCAAAGAAATAAACTGTCTCACTCAAATTGTCGCCCCCCTATAGAATATTTTAAGGTTTCCATTATTGCTAGTTATCTTCTGACCTTGCTTGAGATAAAAGTTCTCAAAATCACTTTCTAAATCAATAATAGAAGTACAATCTTCTCCGTTTACAGTTACCTGCTCATCGGAGAAATCAAAAATCAACACGTCTCCTGTTTTTATTGCCGCGTCAGTAATCGTGATATTTTGTTCTCCGTTTGTAATTTTGATTGAATTATTCATGGATAAAGTGACTTCAATTTTTCTTGGTGTTATAGGAAACTGTATCGGATTTCCAATATAGCCATCACTAACACATTCTTTTGTATACTTTAGTGGGTCCGCACAGAATACATTAAAACTTGAAATAATAGAGTTGGAGTCTCCTGGAACAGTATCAGTTGATGTATAGCGACCGTAGTAATAAAAATCTAATTCATCATGAAACCTAATTTCCACGTCTTCATTCCGGTATAAATAATTCAACAGCTCTTTGAATTTAAACTGTAGTTTTTCTGGATCTCTGTCTTCCAACTTGTATGTTATTTTTAGCGTTCTTGAAGGTATTTTCTGATTTGTAATGATTGAACCAATTTGTATATCTTGCTGTTCAACTTCTACAGAAAGCATTTCTCTACCTTCAACCGTGAGTGTTTGATACCCCTCAATCAAATCTTCTAAATACATTCCATCGTACATCATGGCAGACGTTGGAAGGAATCGTTCAGAACTATTGAGATTAATAGTTGTATCTTTGAATGAGTACATTTTATTTTCTCGCTGATCCAAAATATTCCCTCCTAAAATTCTAGATTAATGTCTGCACCTTCGCCCATAGCTTGTGAAATATCGTCCACAAACAATCTAAACGATTGTCTTCCAAGATTGAATTTAAATACAGCTGGTTTAGTAGAGCCACCCATATTTACTTTATGTTCAACTTCTGCACCAATGTTTTTATTTGCATTTTTCAGATTTGTAGCTATATCTACATCAGGATTTGCATTGAAAAGTTCCGCGATAAAGTCCGCCATACTTCCAACAGTATTTTGTACGTCATTGAATCCTCCTGTCAGTCCTTTATTCAGACCGTTCATAATAGCCTGACCAGCTGGAATCAATAGCTTTCTATCGTATTGGATAGGTCCTTTGTGTTCACGAATCCAATCACCAATACCTCCAACAAAATCTTGCACAGATTTCCATGCATTTTGTAACCCTTCTAGAAAACTATCCATGATAGCTTTTCCGGCTGCTAGTAAATCGATATTTTTCAAGTTATCAAACCAGCCAGTTACTCTATCAACCGTATCACTAACAGCATTTACTAAATTATCCCATGCCTCTTGAGCACCATTTACTAAATTGTTGAAAGTATCTATAGTGCCTTGTTTTAGGTTTTTCCAACCTTGAATAACGTTATCTTTGGTTCCAGTAATTAAATCACCAATCCAAGATTTGAATGAAGTCCAAATATCTTTAGCACCTTGAACCGTATTATTAAATAAATCTATCGTTCCTTGCTTTAAGCTGTTCCAACTTTTTATAAGAGTTTGCACGATATTATTAACCGTTTGGAAAAACCATTGTTTTAGATTATTCCAAAGTTCAATTGCACCATATTTTGTATCAATCCAAGTTTGAATTATGGAGAATTTTAGATTTATCCACATTTGAATTGCACTGTATTTAATATCAATCCATAAATTAGTAAAAAATAGTTTCAAATCAATCCAAATCATAGTCGCTTGATAAACTACTTCATTCCAAATATTAGAAATACTTTGTATGAATCCAGTCCATAAACTAACGGCACTATTTACTATTGCACCGATATATTCCGTAAATATATTTTTTACAGATGTCCAAATATTTACCACTGATTGGACAAGTGTGTTCCAGATTAGATCTAAATCCTCTTTCATTTGTTCGAAGTCACCAGTAATTAAATCTATAATAAACAGTAGCGGCGCAGCTATTAAAGACTTAATGATTTCCCAAGCATTTACTATTATGTTTTTAACCTCAGCAAATATACTTGTTATTGCTTTCACTATATTAGAGAACACATCTGAAAAGCTACTTACAAATGGACCAATATATTTTAGTATAAAATCAAAACCAGATTTGATTTTACTTGTAATTGTTTTCCATGCAGTAGATATAGTATTTTTAAACCCTTCCCATTTTTCACCAGCACTTGAAACTAAATCATCAATAACTGATATGACACCTTCTTTTAAACTATTCCACATCTCTGAAGCAGAGTTTGCAATACTTGACCATAAATTTGAAAAGAACTCTTTTGTTTCAGTCCATTTATTCTTGATCCAATCTGCCACTTTCCCAGGAGCTTCTTGAATTGTAGTCCAAACATTGTCTGCGCCTTCTTTAATGGACTTCCATAAATTGTTAAACCATTCTCCTGTAGATTTCCATGCATTCTGAATCCATTCTACTGCCGAGCTTACAGCAGACTTGATTCCCTCCCATAAGCCAATCCAAAAGTTTCTAAAATCTTCACTCGTATTCCAAAGATAGATGAAACCTACAACAAGTAGTGCTACCGCAGCTATAACCAATCCGACTGGACTAGTAAGAAAACCTATGGCGGAACCTAATTTCTTGAACAAAGAGATTCCGTTACCTAATACACCTAACCCCACTTTCATGGTTTGAAACGCTTTAACCACCATTCCTAATGCATACAATACTGGCCCAATTGCAATAGCGATTGCTCCTATGGCCACTACTAATTTTTGAGTTGATTCTGGAGCACTTACAAATTTTTCTACTAAGCCGGATATGGCATCTGCTACTTTTTTGATGGATGGTGCTAGAATCTTTTGAATTACAATAGCTGCTGACTCAAAAGCTCCAAACATTTGCTCGATGGAAGAATTCATATTATCTTGCATGGTCCGAGCCATATCGTCAGCTGCACCATCAGAATCTTTCAGAGATTTTGTTAATTTGCCCAATGAATCAGGTCCTTTATCAATCAAAGCCATCATCCCTGATAATGATTCTTGCCCATATAGTGTTACTAAAGCATTTTGTTGTTGTTCAGGCGTCAGGCCTTCAAAAGCTTTTTTAAGTAATTCTACTTGAGTTTTTAAAGGTTTCATTTTACCGTCAGCATCATAAAACGAAACACCTAAATTATCCATTGTATCTTGCATAGCCTTTGTTGGCCTTGCTAACCTAGACAATGCTCCTCGCAACGTTGTACCTGCTTGAGAACCCTTAATGCCTGCGTCACTCATAATACCAATAGCTGCTGCAGTTTCTTCCAAAGAAATACCCATTGAATTGGCTACAGGAGCAACATACTTCAATGCCTCTCCCATGTCTCCAACTTCAGCATTGGTATCCGCAGCAGCACGAGCAAATACATCAGCGACATGTCCTGCTTCACTTGCTTCTAAACCAAATCCTCTCAAAGCAGTAGCAGTATTTTCAGAAGCTAGAGCCACATCCCCTCCAGATACAGCTGCTAAGTCTAAAAGACCCGGCATTGCTTTCATGATTTCTTGCGCATTAAATCCAGCAGAAGCTAAGTTTTCCATACCATCAGCAGATTCTTTAGCACTAAAAGCAGTCTTAGCACCCAAATCGATCGCTTGCTGTTTCATTTGTTCGAAAGCATCACCCGTCGCACCAGAGATAGCTTTTACACGACTCATTTGTGCTTCAAAATCGCCACCAACTTTACCAGCTGCTACACCTATACCTATTAGTGGCGCAGTTACGTACTTTGTCATCGAAGCACCAGTACTTCGCATCACATTACCAACAGCGGTTGTCATACTATTTGATTTCTTTTCAAAAGTTTTAACAGCATCTTGTGCATCTTTAAAAGTCTTTACAAATCCACTATCTGTGGCTTTTAATAAGGCTTCAACAGAAAATTGTTCCATGATTTTCCTCCTTTCCTCAAGAGTTAGCTTTAGTTAGTAAGCTTTGGAATTTTTTATCTTGTTTTGAAAGTTCGGAAACTCCCATGATTGAATCTTCGATTTTTTGATAATTAAAGAATTCTTCAAAGGATCGATATACAGGAACTGTCTTTTTGCCTACTTTTTTCTCCGCTTGGACTTGCTGATTTGCCCACGCTAATTCGTGAATCAACTTTTCTTTGTCAAGCCAAGATAATTGGGCTGCAGTCATACGAATGTTGTATTCATATAAAGTCATTCTTTCGATATCTGAGATATTGGTCATTCCCAAATATCGAAAAGAATTGATAAGAATTTGTTCGTATGCAAGTGCAGAATTTATTCTGCTTGTTGTTTTTCCGCTTCTTTCAATTTCTGATTCAGGTTTCGAACCGCTAACTTTCCCGCGTTCGACTCCGCCAATTCTTTTAGGACTTCATCAAACAATTTTTCGATGTCTTTAACTTCATCGATGTAATCATCCATTTCATCCAACGTAATAGTTTCTTCTTCTGTTCTATTTGCTATTTCTAAGACTCGTGACAACGTGTTGACATTATAAGAACGTAATTCCGGTAAGACTTTTGCTGAGAGTCCCATTCCGAATTCCATATTTCCATCGATGAAAGGCATCACTTTGTCTAATTCACGTACAAATTTAGTGCCAAATTTAAACGAATATTCTTTACCTTTAATTTTTAATTTCAATGTTTTTCATCCTCCTAAAATAAAAAAGAGAGCATCTAAGCCCTCTTATGCTCCTGTCGAAGTTGCTTTCACGGTATCTTTGAATGCATATTGAACAACATCGGCTTGATCTTCTGTCAAGGTTGCATAACCATCTTGGCCAACACCATTTACTGCAAATGATAAATTTAATTCAACGTTATCCTCTGCAGCAGCCGATGGAGTAAATTCAGACACATATGCTTGGTAATAAGTAGCTTTGTACTTATTTGCATTATCATCTGTTCCCTGTTCTGCTTTGTTGATTTCCCAAATTTCAATGATATCGCCATTTAATAAGGCTTGTTTCATTTCATCTACATGAGAATCTCCTTTAGCAACTATTGAAGTAGCCGAAAAATCATATTCAACCGGGCTTAAACTTTGAACGTTTCCGTCTTTTGTCACTGTAGAGTCTGAATCTCTTGATAAGCCATTTTCATGTTCTGTTTGAAATGCCATTTTCCAAGCAGCTTCCTGAGTTTCTTTTTTCAATAAGCGATAAAGCAAAATGACATCAATACCTTTTAATGCTTCCATATTCTTCCTCCTATCTAATTATGAATTCAAGCGTGATCAATGCTCTTTTTAACGGTGTGTTTGTCGTTGTATCATCCATCACTTGAATTCCACTTGCTTGATAATTCAAAGCCCAATAATAGCCTTCTGTGGCTTCTATTAATCTAGCTTCATTAAAAAGAGCAGATGCCATGTCGGACACCTGCTTTCTCTTCTTCTGTAATCCCCAAACGGATAGAACTACAATCACAGATCCCTTGATATCAGTTTTATTTGCTTCATGAGTAGTTTGAGTATTCTCAATTTCTACAAAAGGATAGCCAACATCATCTAAAGGTTTGTAATCGTAGGTTTTATATCCGAGTTTGTCTTGGGATATTTTAAAAAGTTCATCAAAAATTGATTGATCTCTTGTTTTAATCATCATTTCACCAAGGCTTTCATTTCAGCCATAAACTTGACCTTTTGGTAATTGAACGCTGGTCTAACATAAGGCTGTGCTGACATAAAACGAGTACCATATTCTACATAAGGTGCATAATCTGCTGTCGGTCCAACAATCCCAGTTAAGCCAGCTTCTGACAAGGTCATGTTGATCGATCTTCGTAAATAACCTGTATCCACTGGCGCACCTTTTTGCATTCGCTCGGTCATTTCAGCAGTATTATTTTTTACAACTGTTTGTACATCATTGAGAGTCGCAGCTTTCTTCAGGTGTCTCATCAATTGATCGATTCCCTTGAACTCCAGATGTGCTTTCATCAACAATCACCTCCTGTACAATGAGACTATTCCGAAATGATGGATTCCTCGCAGTCGTTACTTGCCAAGCCTTCCCTTCAAATTCGATATAGTCGAATTCTGGAATAGAAAAAAGAGGCTGAGTCCTAATGACTTTCGCCCCTTCTTTAACACTACCAAAAACAGTTACACTCCTATCTGCCCCCATATCAGTCACATTGGCGTTAGTAAGTGTTCTTTCGGCTTCTCCTTCAATCCACTCACCTAAATCGGGATCATACTTTGAGTCAGATGAACGTTTGATAAATATAATTTCATCTGTAAATCTCATACAAATTTAACCACCCCTCTCTTTGGCTTATACAACTCTTCTTGATCTTTACGTTTGAATTCGTCAATCTCATTTTGATACTCCGAAAAATCCGAATCAGGAAAAGCCATGGATAAGCCTTCTTGAGAGTATGATTGCATGCCTTCTTGACCAATTCTATTGAATCTTTTCAACGATACTTCATATACAACTGTTTCAAATTCTTTAGGAACTTCTTGCGTATTTAACAAGGTTTTCATACGCTCATTCGTTCTTCGCTCAATAACTTCAAGCTTTTCATCTATTGTTCCTTTAAGAAGTTTTTTTATATCATCTGCAATCATCATATTTTTACTTCCTAACTAGCAGGTTGACCTGTCACATTGATTGAAGTAGTGAATTCTCCAGAAGTAAATGTGAATGTTGCTGACCCTTCTGCTGCAATCGTTCCATCAAAACCACCATTTTCATTTTTGGTCACTGTTGCGATAGCTCCATCACTTGAAGTTGCTGTAGTAGCTGCAACAACAGCAGTTGCATCACTAGCATCTGTAGGCACAGCTGAAATAGTAAATGTTTTAGTATCGCCTACTTTACCGGTCCATGTCTTTTGATTTGGCACAATACCGGTAGCAGGCGTTACGCTTTTGGGGAAATCTTCCCAAATGCTTCATCTTTTACAATCATAAATCCTACGTCCATTGTTGCACGCAAAGCAATCAGTTCTTGCTCAAATAAGTTAACTGGTGTTCCATCTTCATTATTTAAAGTAGACAATTGGGCTTCTTCAGAAATCTTAAATGAAATATTATATGGGATTCCATAAAACATGTAGTTAAAGTCTCCAGTGTAAAGAGTCCCTTTATCTAAAGACTTAAGGTCTACTACTGGCAATCCGTCAATCGTATTAGCTGAACGATCATAAATAAACTCAACATTTGAACCAACTGTTTGAGCTGCAGAACGTAATTCTGTACGATTTTTTCGGTTTGAAATAAACGCATTAGGTTCAAATTCATTTTCTGCTAACTTGTCTTCTAAGGCTAGGATATTATCATAAGTCAATCCACCTTCAACCACATTCCCCGTACTAATAACTGATTCGTCTAATGACTGAGGAAATGGATTTTCTTTATTTAATAAGGCAGCTGCATCAAATTTTTTATAAAAAGCTTCAGCAATTTTCGGTTGCATCTCCTCGAAGAAATCTGATAATTTATAGTTTAAGTATTCACGAGAAACCGGAAGAATGACACCGAGTTTTTTTGCAGTCATCGTAGCTTGCATCCATTTAGGTTTAGATGTTTTAATTTTTTCACCTTCACCCACCCAGTATGCGCCTGGTCCTTCTGCAAAGTATTCAAATTTCTTTTCTTTGTCAGTCATTTCTTCATATTTTGCTAACTGCATGATCTTAGAGTTTTCCATAATTTCACTCAAAATGAGCGTATTATATTTATCAGGAATTTTCCCTTCTTTTGTTTCATAAACCATGACATTGTCTGGATCCCATGTTTGAGCAAACATTTGCAAGTTCATTGGTAAAAGTTGTTTCTTTTTCATTAAGTTTTCCTCCTATTTGATAATTCGATTTTTAGCAGCTAGTTTAGCCACTGTTTCTTTAGTATTTTTCGATGCTGTAAATTGTCCACCTTCATTCGGTGGTGTTTGTCTTGCGTTTTCTTTCTTAATCAAAGAAGCAAAGTTAGTGATGACTGCTACAGCTTGTTTTGTGGCATCTGCATCATCAGAAACAATCAGCCCAAGCAAATCATCATCGTGTGGTAAATTTGCATCTGTCAGCATTTTAGAAGCTTCTTTCGTCATTTCAGATAGTGCCTGCCCACGCTTTAATTCAGCGATTTCAGCTTCTTTTTGTTCCAACTCATGCTGTAGTTTTTCTTCCGCATTCATTTTTGCCAGCTTTTTAGCTTCTTCTTTTTTTGCTTCTAGTTCTTTTTCCCACGCTGCTTTTGCTTTGTTCGTCTCAGCAGCAATCATTTTCGCTACTTCATCACGAGAAAATGTTTTGCCAGTATTGTTTTCTTCTTTTGCTGTGGGCGGTGTCTCTTGTGAGCCAGCTGGTAGGTTTCCTTTTTGTCCCTCATCACCAGATCCACCGTCTCCTGGTTCAGAAAAAAATTGTAAGCTCATTGGCATAAATAAACGTTTTTTCATGATTAATCCTCCACGGTTACGCCGCTACCCGATAAATTTGACCAGTTACGCCAGTCAGCCGAAAAATAGCTTTCTCTTTAACGCCTGTAAGCTGTAAGAAGGCACAATAAAAAGCCGTTAATTTGTATTAACGACTTGATATTCGTTCTATATAAGGTGCTGTACTGCATCGACAAAATGGATGCATATTAGGAGCGTTACTTCCTGGCTGCATATCGGCAACATCAAAAACTTGATTATTTAACGGTATACATAGTTTGCACGCCGTTGGTTCTGCTATATAGATGTACTGGGTAATGCCGGCATCTCTGTAACTTCGCTCTTGGATCCCTACCTGAACTCTAGTCGTTTCAGTCACCATCAAACGCTGGGTATTGAATTTTGTATTTTCACGACCTTCAGCTGTTAAGTATTTTGATAGTTCTGATGCAAGTTGCTTCGGATTCTTGCCCATCGTTATGCTTCTGATTAATAATCTATCTAATTCTGCTTTCAATTCAGATTGATACATCCACAAACGATCGCTAAAAGACACGTCATCACTCAAAAAGGAGCTGTTTATTACTATTTCTATCAGCTTTGCATATCCACTTGAAGCAATAGTCATTTCTAAAATGCCGGCTTGTCTCTTCAATTCATCTAAACCAGCTTTTGTTAATTCATTCGAAAAGTACTTATCCAATTCATTAAACAGTGAAATCAATTCAAGTCCGATATTAGCTTTTAAGAGCTCTAATCTATTTACACGCATCGTAAGATTGTATAGCTTTAATTCTTGGTTTGCTGTAGGAGAAAAATCTTTCTCTTTAACATACTTCTTTGCTTTGCGAGCGAATGCTTTGACATCCATTTCACTAGCACGCTTCATCGCTTCGCTACGAGTGATTTTCTGACCATTGGAAAAACTATCCCACTGTGCGTCTATCTCTTTCTGTATCGCATCTTGTGCGTATTGCATGCGACTTTTAATTTCTGCCATGCGCTTTTTATCATCTTTAATTTGTTGCTTTTGCCAATCTTTTTCCCGTTTGATCCAATATTCTTGGGAGTTCATTTAATCACTCCCCTGTTTCATCTTTTTTGTTGTTAATTACTTCTTCACCATCTGAATCAAAAATGCCAATCTGCTTTTGAGTTTCTTTATTTACTCGTTTCAACTCTGCCTGTACATCTGGAACAAAAGAAGCGAGTCCTAAGATCGTCTCTTGACTGAGTTCAGCTCCAGCATCAACCAAAGATTTCAACTCTTCCAGAATGGCTTTAGGTAGATTAGGCGTAAATATTACACGTAAACCTTTCAAATCGGAGTTATCCATTTCAGAAATACTTGATTTTAGGCTAAATAAAAGACGATAACGCCGCATAAGACCTTTTTTGAATAGCCTTTGCTTTGTTGCCGTCATTTGTTCAAATCCAAACAATTTATATTTCATTGCTTCTCCTGATTGCACTCCGGAAAAATTGTCATCTGTAAGATCAGGAACCATTGAGATTTCGTGAATATCTTTGCGCACTCTGTCTTTGTATGCTTCTACACCACTCACATCATATTGTTTATAAATATATCCTGCAGTCACACTTGTTTTATTACCGTTCACATCAGTTCCAGACTCAAGCAAAAGCATATTTGCTTCTTTCTGTTTGATGGCGTCCTCTGTGGATAGTCCTGCTGCTTCAATATCACCACTAATAACTAGAAGAGCATCGTTTAGATCAGTCATATAGTTGGCGGTATCAGACTGCCCTGCATCGTATAGATCAATCAAAGATAGTACATCTTCATACAAGCCCATCCGAAAACGATTAGGAGAATACTCTGTAATAGGTACCTCTTTATATTCATGCGGTTCCTCCTGGGGATTCTTTAACTCAACTGCTGTTAGTGTCGTCTCATCATAAGTGATACTTTTTTCTTTTGTGTATACGATTGGTTGAATGTACTGTTTATCAGCATCCTTGTTGAATCTTGTCTTAGGATACCGTACAGCCAAAATAGGCTCTCGTTTTACTGTAGTATCATATACAACAAACGTTTCAAATACATTAGCCAAATCAACATAATCTGTATCATCTGAATCTCGATAGATAATCTCATAGGCTCTCCCATACTTATCCATATCAAGCCAGAGTTCAGCATTTAACCCGTCTATGTCATTATTAGTATTAAACTCTTCGATTTCTTTTTGTTGATTTGTATCCTCGATTTGCACTTTTATAGGATTGCCTGTGTTGTACCCAACATCAAACGTACAAAGAACTTTTCCAAAGTTATGTGCTGATCGATGATCCGCTTTTTCCTTTTCTCTACGTCTACGATTATCCATGATATTTGTATTTCTAGCTTTGTAATAATCATCTAATACACTTAGCCTTTTTACCTGATATTCATGATGATGTTTTATCATTGCTGCTAAAGTATCTAAATCGTTAAGTAAATCTTCTGCTGAGCTAAACCTATAGTGAAGATTGGAATCTACGCTAAACTTTACATAATTTGTGTTCACATCGTTAGAATAATGTATATCAGATCCATGTTCAAACTCGTTTACCTTATCCATTTCTCACACTCCTTAAAACATTCTTCTGATTTTATTCCGCTGCTCTTTAGTAACGGTTGATTTCTTTTTGGCCCACATATCTTCGTTGAAGGCATATCTTGTCGCATCAATCGTATGGTTATCTTTATCCTCTAGTCTTGGCTTAGGATTTCCATCACGATCTGTTTGATAGTCGATGTTCTCGAATTCCTTAGCAATATTCGGAGTGCGTAGTGGATCAATACAAATAAAAGCCAAATCATCTAACCACTGTTCACCGTACTCAACAGAATCAGGTCCTTTTTTCACGCCTTTTATTCCTTTCATACCATGTTCATTAACTAATTCAGCATTACTCTTTGGCTCTGCGCTATCTGAAAATATCTCCTCATTTTGGTAGCCTTTAGATTTAGCTTTGTTTGCAAATTCTCGATTGCTGATCTTCACGCCGTAAATTTCATCGATTGCATAAATACCGTTTTTCTTTTTGTCATAATGCCATCTGACGAACGCTAAAGGGTCCGTTGCATATCCATAGTCCAAACCGTTGCGGATGTTATCAAAGTTAGAGACCATTTCATCTGTAATAGACCCTTTCTTGACTTGTAGATTATCAAAAGGTACAACTCCCGATCCCACAGCTTTACCATCATATTCCCACTCAGCTCTTCTTGGATTCCTCTCTCTAGTTGCCTCAACTTCTTTCAGAAATTCCTTAGAGATGAACGGATTATCCCGATAGGTCGAGTGATGAATAAAAGTATTGTCTGGTTGAAAAGAAGTATCATATTTTTTGTTTACCCATGATTGTCTTCTCTTAGGTGGGTTATAGCTGTAAAAAAACTTATAAAAAAGACCATCATCTAATTCTCCACGTAAAAGGGAGTTCGTGATAGTCGTGACTTCATCTTCTGTTTTAAATTCTGCTAATTCTTCAATCCAACCTATAGCAAATGGGAACTTGCTATCTTTTAAAGACTTGATTCGTTCTGGGTTTTGAGCACCGCGAAATATCATATAATTTCCTCTTGGAAGATAGGTAATTTTAAGTGGTGACTTATTAAACTTAAATAGGCGCGATACTCCCTGCTTCTCAATTGCCCATTTCATTTGCTCGTAAATAGATTGCTCAAGTGTATTATCAACATAACGTATACCAACAGCATTCACTGCATATCTCATAAGTAACTGGGTAATTATATGCGCTATATCTGATGATTTGCCTGAACCACGCCCACCTTTACAAACTATATTAAGAATGTCTTGATTTAAAGTTGCTCTCCATACTGAATGAAACTTCGGCGGAAGAAATTCAGATAGTCTTTTAGCCATCATTATCACTACTTATATCATCAATGAAAGTAGGTATTTCAGAAATTTCAACTTTCTGCTTATCTACAAATGCTGCGTTTATTTTATAATAATGCTCAAGTGCTTGGTTACGTTCTTTGAAACCTGCTGAATATTCACTCACTTCACGTTCTATGATTTCGTTTGTATAAGGATCTCTCTTAACAACTTCAAAGCGTTGTGGTTCTCCTTTTGCAATAGAAGCAGTAATAGCCAAAGCTTCTTCCATTGTTAAATGCCTCTTAGTTTGAACTTCTTTTAGCTTCTCTTGAATGTAGTCGGATACTTTTCCACCTTTTTCCACCAATTTTTCTTGTGCGTTCTTAGCATAGTTTTCTTTATAGCCAGCTTTCAGTGCTGACTGATAAGCATTGCCTGTGATGATGTACTCATCAGCAAAGGCTTGTTGCTTAGGATTCAACTTACTCATTTTCCATCACCACCTTTGTTATATGTTAATGATATTTTTTTATATTTGTCTGTATGTTCTGCTCACTAAAATATCCATGGCCACAGTAACGAAGATTGTACTTATCGATCTCATTTGGTGTTGCTTCTCTGGTCATTTCAATGATGGAGTACTTCTTTTTGATTTGGACTGATTGGACAACTCTAATTGGATCATCAGTGTTCGGTTGCGGATATCGGTTTGTTAGTGATACATACCAGTAGTTTCTCATTATGTAGCCTCCTTTATGTAAAGAAAAAGCCTAGCATGTGCTAGACTTTGATACATTCATTTGATTTTTTGAGATAAGTATCTACATAGATTTCACCTTTGTCCCCGTTCAACGTAATTTCAAAATACGGTGCTCCTTTTAAGCTAGCGCTGACTAATGCTTTGCTATTTTGCAGTGTTTTGCATGACCATACTATGAAAACACTAAACTCAGGCACTGCTCCACTTAGGTCAGCAATCTCATTTTCAATTCTTTCACGTACAATAGCCTTGCATTTTTCGATAAACTTCTCATGATTCATTTTCAAAATCCTCTCTTTTCTAAAATAAAAAGACCACTCATTGAGTGATCTAATATGTATAAACTACCTCTCAGAACCGAGATGAAATTATATATCTATTAAACATCCTACAAGACAACCCTTTATCCTGTTCCTATTATTCCGTATCGTATGGTTCATAGCTTCTTAGGTCGCTAAAAATTTTACATGCAGGAACTTATACCTTAAACACAGAATTGATGGCAAGAAACCGAATCTTGCACGATTACCGAAGCATTAATATAGTATACATGCCTAGTGTAAAAACTTTCCACCTCAGTGACATACCAGTATTGTGAAATTCATAATAAGAGGTGTATAATTTATTCATAAAGGGGTGGGGACCTTTCAATTATAAAAAGCGAGGGATTTTAATGCAATCATTAACTATTAAGAAAGCGACCAAATTTGAAATTGAATTGCCTTTATCAATTTCAAATGAAATGAATGAAATTGGGACTATTAGTCCAGATAACCCAAAAACAATTACCGTTGAGTCTAGAGTACTTAAAGTTTATAACGCAACATTTATAGAAACAATCAATGAGAGCATTTTTATACTAAATGATGATGATGAATTACAAGCTTATAATGAATACAAAAAATCTGAGGCATTTAAAATTTATTATGATGCTACAGATAAAGTCTTATATTCTACTGCACCATCTAGCATTTCAAAAAACTTCTTGAAAGCATTAGAAGGTATGCAACCCGATAAAATTCAAATCCATCCTTTTAATTTTGATTTTCAAAAAATTCAAACTAAATTAAACTCAACTAGAGGTATATCCTTTATAACTGAAGATGAAGGGGTACAGAAAAAAAGGTTTACTGGAAATAATGTCGATGCTAACCAAGAAGCTGGCGATGCTCTGAACGATGAAACTGCAACTTTTTTAATAGGAAAAATGGATGTATTAAACAAAGAGAGAACTGTAGGATTCACAAAAGCGGGGGCATTACTCATGTACAGCTCTCTTAAGGATATAACAAATGAAAATCCTTTTTTGAATGTTGCTAGAGCAATCATAAAAATAATTAAGTAACTTTCCCTAATAAAACATAATTCTTAAGGACTCCTTCAACTTTTTCATTGTCTTCAGTAACTATCGTTATTTTGTTGTTTGTTGAATTAAATTTAACTCCATCTACACTGAATTTTAAATTGAACTTAATATCCTGCGGTTGATCATAGGTTTTAATGGTTAACAGATAAAACGGATTTTTATCCATTCTTAACGAAACCGTATAATAGCTCTTTTCTTCGTGCGGTTTCGTTTTGTTGTTATTTACTTGAATTAAATCACAAAAAGTTTCATCTATTACTTTTCTATAAAACTTCCACTGTTTCAAAACATCTCTATGAGATGTTTGAGATTTGAACAAAATAAATAACTTATACCTATTGTCTTGAACTTCGTAATATCTCAAATCAAACTCACTTACAATTAAGTCTTTATCTTCAAATTCTATTATTCTAGACTCTTCCCTTTTTAAATCCTTTATAATTTTTCCGCTTTTTTCTAAAGAGGCTGTTAAATTTTCTGTTGAACTTAAAATATCATCTTTAGACTTCAAAATTGTGTTATAGCTAATTTCCCATCTAACCGTTTCTCTGGAATATCTAGCCCTACATCTATTTACCCAGAAAAATATATTATTTGAATTATTATATATATATAAGCCATACCCCAAAGCAAAGGATACTGTTGAAGTCAGAGTATCGTATATTGAACTTAAATCATTTGATTTAAAACTTGATAATATTTTAATTACTGAATATATTAATGAAATAACAAAAAGTAAGGTGAATATTACATTGCCAAGTATTTTAAGCTTATTATTTTTTTTCATAAAAAATGCCACCTCATTTCAATAGAGTAAACTTATATATAGTATAGAATAAAACATAAAGTATACATAGTAAAACAAAAAAATTCTAAAAATGATTTTTTTAGAATTTTTAATTATGTATAACAAACAACAGTATACAAAGAATTTAGAAATAGAGCGAAATGAAAACTTTTTTCATATCTGATAGCTGTCTGTCGATGCTTAATTACAACGATGAAGGAGATTTCCTCCCTTCATATTGTTTTTGTCGAAGTCCTGTTTCCTAATCTTTCGACACTATCATAATAAATCATTTGCTAGGTAGTTGATCGGCACAAAAAAGGTATAAAAAGGAAAGCGTTTGGGTAGTAAATAGGTATAAAAAGTGTAAAAACTGGCTACTTAAAAGCAACCAGTTCTAAGGAAGAAGCAAATTGAATGATGATTTTGTTCGATTCTGCTTTTACAGATTCCTCGCTCGTATTATTTCTTTGAGCAGTTACATAAATCGACATACCGTTGATATAACGATCATAGAATATCTTTTTCCGTCTTTCTGTTACATCAGGTTTATGAGGATGCTGAATTGCTGAATAGCCACGAATAAATAATTTGTGCAAGTACTCAAATTCTTCTTGTGCTTCCTCTTTCTCAATCATCATTCGTTCTGCTTCAAATGTATTATTTGCTGTAGAAGGTGGAACCAAGGAGTAAGATGCTGTTACTTTAGGCTCACGAGGTTGACCTATCCTACATCTAGCTGACAGATATGCTGAAAGAAAAACACCTACATTATGTTTTGTGCGATCCATATCCACATCTTTTGCCTCTGGTGTCTCATACTTCTTTACATCGAAAAGTACCATCCATTGATTCCTCCAATTATGATATAATAATTGTGTCAGAATTATTAAGCGTAGTCGGAGCGATCCGGCTTTTTTTATTTGTCATTGATTAGTTCAATATCCACCAATCTCACCACTGCTAAATTCTCTTTACTTTTCGCTAACCGCTTGTCACATTCCATCGTGTTTTCAATACGAATGATTGCTGAGTGATTATAGAGATGCTCTACATATCCACGAAATGGATAGATGAACCCTTCTGCTTCACAGCGAACCATGTCGCCAACTTTTACTTTTGGTTTCTTACGTGTTTTAGGATTCTTTGTCGGCATGTCTAGCATCAAACCGCCGATGCCGTGGCTGCTAGCGTAAAATCCGTCTTTTAGTTTCATTCCGCTTCCTCCTCTTTAGCTGTCAATTACTTACTCGCAAGTCACTAAAATGGCTACTTCATCGATAAAGTTTCCATCTTCGTCTTCCATTCCTTGCTGAATGCTAATGTCGGTAATCTGCTTAAAAAATCCGTTGTCATAGCCTTGTGCGTTTATCACTACTTCGACGTCTCCGAAAACCTCTTTGAGACTATTAATTTTATTTACTACTTCCGATGCATCCATGACTACACCCCTTTCCAGTTGGAAATCTCTGTCGTTAATAGACTACTGTTCAAAGTATTCATCTTCACTCATCCTTCTGCCACCTCTACCACTGCTCCCTCAAATTTATCAGCATGTTTGTCAGCCGTATGAAAACTACTAAACGGGTAAGCACGTTTCTTATCCCAAGTTGTGAGAATTGTAGAATTGCTAGTATCACCTAAAGGTTCTTTTAAGTAAAGTTTGCCAATTTTGACTATATATTTTGGAACTTTCTCAACCTCGTAGCCGTCTTTCATGCGGACAAGGGTTTCGATTGGATTGTTTTCGGATTGTTGAATCCAATCCAACATCCCTTGCTGAGCAGAACCATAAGAATCTACACACAATTCCCAAATGGCAAATTCTAAATCATCTTTATTCTCCTCAAACCACTCCGCCACAAACTTAGGCACCACTGGTTTCTGATGTTCACCAGTCTTACCAAATACAGCATTATCTAAAGTGTTTCTCAAGCTTTGTGCCGATTCAGGATAAGCCTCAGCTACCTTATTCCAAGCTTGTTCGTCTGTAATTTTTGATTCATTTAGTCTTTTCGCCAACTTTAAAGATACCTTATAAGCACCGTACCTTCCTTGACTGTAATCATCTGTTGCGTTCTCATAACGTTTTACATATTTAGCTAGTTCATTAATCAATTCCTGTTCATTCATCGCTGTTCCTCCTAAAAAATTAACTGCCAAAGCAATATAATCACTTTCAATGATACAAATCCCACCAGTGCAATAATTACAGATATAAACGCACAGTTTATGAAACAGCCAACTAAGACGCTTGCTTCTTCTAACCAGTCTTTCATTACTGTTCCTCCAATAACTCGCTATTCTCGTATATATTTCCGATGACTTCAAAGTTATATATGCTACCTCCTAATGATTGCATATATAAATCATGCCTTTCACTTCCGTTATCTAGATAAAACATAGTATATCTGTTGGAATACTTGACTATGCCGTTTATACGAACAGGGATAGTTGTTGTTAAATATTGTTCGGCTTGCACAACGTCACCATCAAAAATCTCCACGCCGTTACGGTCTATCAATCCAGTGGATTGCATGAGGTCGATGTTTCGCACGTGATATGATTTCAATTCGGTAGGATTTATCCAATATTCAATAAAGTTTGTTTTGCCGTTTTTAGTAAAATGCAAGACGGCTACATCTCTCATTACGTTCTTTCGTTTATCCCACGCTCTAAACTTCGGTATCATTTGCTGTCCTCCTTCTGTAACTCGCCGTAAATTGAACATCTACGGCGAATTGCTTTTACTCTGCGTTCATTTTCGATTGTGGGCCGAATTTCGTATGCTCTTTTTGCCATTTTCAATTGATTTCTAGCACCTCTTAATGCATCTGAATAGATTTCTTTTGGCATCATCATTCGCTGTTCTCCAAATCACTCGACTTCACGAATACACCATCTACCATTTTCCCTGTGCGTCCTTTGATTTCGTTGTATGCCATTTCTAAACACTCTTGTACGTTTGTCCCTTTTTGCATGGAAAGGATAATCAGCGTGACGATTACGTCTCCTACGCTATCTTTAAATAGCTCATCATTACTTCTTGCCATTGCCGAAGCAATTTCTCCGAATTCCTCAGCTACTTTCAAAAACTGTGCTTTTGGATCTGCTTGATCCAATCTCTTATCTTTTGCCCACTGCTCTACTTTTGTGATTAGTTCGTCCATTACTTCTCCTCCTCGATCTCACATGCCTGTTCAAACTGCCTAGTGATGTTTTCTAACGCTTTTTTGTACTCGATAATACTTTTTATCGTTCTTTCTTCACTTAACACGTAATCGCGTTGTATCGCCTTTAAACACGATGAGACAGTTTGGAAGTATCCAATATCTGCTCGTGATTCTTCTTTTGCTTCGGTGTAGCGAATGTTTCCTTCCTCATCTCGTCTTACCTTCGATAAGACAATATTTCTAGAATCACTGGTAATTCGATAATCTTCGATTTTCATATCTAGCATTTTTTCTCCTCCACATACCTAAACTGTCGTCCTTTTGAATCAATCCATAAGCTCCTAGCTCTATCCCAAATAATGTTTTTGCTCAGTCCAGTAATTTCAGATAACTGTTCAGCGGTACCTGTTACTAGAATTCGATCACCATGCCAGATTGCAATTTTTCTCGGCGTTTTCCGTTTAGGCTTTTCAGTCCACATTGATTTGCCGAGCTTTTGGACTTCTGCAACTATTTCTTTGTCTTCTTGCCAATTCTCAGAATGTGTCAGTTCAATGATTCGTTTCATTGCTGCTTTCTTATCCACACTCATTCCTCCAATCTACGAATTTCCCTTCTTAAATTCTCTATGTGTAAATCAATTGCCTTTCTCGCCGTTTCATTGACCATCACTGCCTTTGTCCGCTCCAGATCGTCAATCTCACGTTGAATGCTTCGAATTCGCATTTGAATCACTTCTTCTGTTGTCATGATGATTCCTCCATGTACCTAAACGTTCTCTTCTTAACGTCTGTGTATCCACACCTAGCTCTCTTTCTCACGATTTTCTCGTGCAATCCTGTGAGAGTTGCTAACTGCTGGGCAGTTCCTGTGACTAGAATTTTGTCGCCATGCCAGATTGCGATTTTTCGCGGTCTTGGCTTGTTGCTCTTGTCTGCCCACATCTCTCTTCCAAGTCTCATCACTTCCGAAGCAGCTTCTTTGTCATTTTGCCAATCTTCTGAATAAGTCAATTCGATAATTCGCTGCATTGCCGCTTTCTTATCCATCCCGACGTTCCCCTTTCAATAATTTGAGTACTTGATCAAGTGCGCTCTCACGTCCACCATGGAACGTGTTGAGCCACTTGTCTTCGTACGAGGCGCTTTGTCTTAAAGCTTCTTGATGCATTAGTTCGATCTGTGCTGTAAATGTTTTTAGATCCATCTGATTACACCTGCTCAAGTTCACTAAGATGTTTTTGCAATCCTTTAACGCAATCAACAAATAGTAATTTTGTATAAGCTAAATTTCTTAATTGTGTTGCATCGATATAAAGTGCGAAATAGTATCTGAGTTTACTCCAACTTGAACGATCATTCTTAATTCGTTCGATTCCAGCTTCATCAAGTTGTTCATAAACGTCTCTCAGAATCTCTATTTCCTCACCAGTTTTGTAACTTGCTATTTCATTGATCAGTTCTAGATAATCGATTTTCAATTTTCCACCTCTTAGAATGGTGCTTTTGATTGTCTATTAGCTCGTTCTAGCGCTTTTTTCTTTTGATAGGCTTCTTGGTCGATTGCCCATTCTGGAAGCTTCTCTCGTCGTCCTGTGCGCTTGTATGCACCACTTGCATTCTTAGGCTCACTTTTTTCTTTCCTTGCCCAACTTCGAATAGTTGCCAAATAGTTTTTATAAGTCTTACCAGATGATTCACAATACTCTGACAGTCGTTCGATTCGCTCTTGGTAATCATTAGGGAATTCTGTTTTGAGTTTCTCCATCTGCTCATCTGACAAAAGAACATTTTTATACTCTCCGTATTTATGACGGATGGGCTTAGCCTTCGATTTTTTCGAAGGCGGTAACTCTCTTATATATTCTTTTGTATTATTAAATGTATTATTAATAGATGTATTATTATCTTTGACTTTTTCGTCAATAGGGGTATTGCGTTTTTCGTCAATAGGGTATTGATTAATTCGTAGGTACCTATTGATTATTTGATTGGTACCCTCTTTGTAAATTATTTCCCGATTCAAGTATCCAAACTTAATCAAATCACTTACCCATCTAGATATAGTCTCCTTATTCACACCATATAAATCAGCAAAGTACTCGTTACCTGCCCAACAAAAACCTCTCTCGTTGCACAAGGCGGTTATTTCTCCGTATAACAACTTAGTATTCGGCTTAAGTCTTTGGTCGTACCTTACATTGGCTGGTATAATCGCGTAATAACTTCGATGCTCTGCCATTTCTCACCCTCCAATATTTAACTTTTTGATTGTTTCTTGGTTTAACTTAATGCCCTTAATCTGGTATTTATTTTTAAAATTGATCACACCTATTTTGTGTTTCTCTGTGTGATGGATTCTGCAGAGTGCTGCAAATGTGTACTCTGAATGATCAACTTCTTTGCGCTTTCGTCTTCCTAACGCTTTGTCAAAGTGATCGATGTCAGCTCCTGTTTTGCCACAGATGCAACAAACTCTTTTTGTAATGCATTTGTAGAAGTAATATTCTTGATTCGCTGGTAAAATCTCATAGCCTTCTTTGAAAGGAATATGATGTTCAAAGATGAAATCTAAGATGATATTTGCTAAGACATTAGCATCACTCACAGTTGTATTCGATTCGTCTTTGAGGCTTATTTTGCGCCCTGTGACACCTTCAAAACGGAAGTAGAAGAATTCCTTCCAGAAGTCCGTTGGCATGCCTGTATCGATGAAAATATCGCCTATGAGTGCATAGATGAAGTTTCGTTGCTGCACAGTAAATCGACGTGGATCAATAAATCGAACTTCAATAATCCGATCGCCATCATATCCGTCGTACATCGTCTTCAAACGTTCGATGTTCACTTCTTCATTAATAGTTGCACCTATGTCTTTTCCTTTGAACTTTTTCAGAACCGCTGAATATGAATCGATTAATGGTTTAAACACTCATATCACTTCTTATCTAATTCTTTTCTCTTAGCTGCTATTGCTCGCTCCATCAAGGCACATTGCTCATAGCTTAACTGTTCAATAGTTTCAACGTTATCAGCTAAGAGCCCTAATTTATCTGTCTGCTCATTAACATATTCGATTAAGGTTTTGGTCATATCTTTACCCATCTGCTCATTGAAAGCTTCTATAATCGTCTCTAGCATGTTTAATTTCTTTGTATCGATTCTAGGTGGTGTTGGAATATCTTCCCCTTGAAATACATATAATCCCAGTCCGTGTAGAGCCAATGCTTTCACAAAGCATCGCTTCAATGAGTTATTGATTTGCATAGCATTTGGTTTAACAACTGGTTGGTTTCGATAATCTAAAACAGGAAATAACTCGGTTTCCGTGTGTCCTTTAACCGTTACTGAGACAGATACATAAGTCCCTGTTTCGTCCATAAGAAAAGGTTTGTATTCCTCAACAAGAAAGTCTTGATGAGTTCCAGAAACAACTCTGTAGTGTTTGTACTCATTAATAGTTACCGTTGCCTGTGGATCATTCTTTTTCATAATCTCCCATGCGTGAGCCCAAGATAAATAATCAAAATTTCCTTTTTTCTTGAGAATTTTATTTAACTTGCGACTAAAAAGTTTTTCAAAATTCGTTGTCCCTTTGCTTTCACTCATCAAATTCTGCCTCCATTTCAGCAATGTATTTCTTACCTGGTCCGTAATAAGAGATATCAATCAAGTTATCTCTGTCATACTCTTCTAATGCATCAGTCAAGCCATCTTCGATGACATAAATGTATTCAGGTTTGTTTGAATGTTTTGATAGATGAATAAGGTAAACATGATCCCAAATGCTCACAAAATTGCCCAAATCATCTTGATCACATGCTAGTTCTTCATCTGTCAGAAGATTACGTCTGATTTTTCGATTATTTGTTTCCTTGACATTCGATTTGCCCCAACTAGGATCAGTCAAATATTGATCTAGAGTGGAAAGTTCATTTTCCATATGTTAAAATCTCCTTAGATGTATTTTCTTTGTGACTCTATGCTTGCCGGCGGAGTCACTTTTTTATTTGTTGCCATGCTTTTTGCTTTTCGATATGTTGCTTGCTTAAAATAATAGGACGGCTATTTGCCCACCAATTATCAGCAATCACTTTACCGATTTTTAGCGCTTCTTCTCGTGCCATAGTTGCTCCTTTCTTTTGAATCAAGCAGATTGATTAAAACCATCAATGCTGCGAACAAGCTTCCCCCGATAATACTTTGGTGCGCTACAATCACTAATAACCCCAAAATGAATCCTATAAAAAGTGTGTCTGTCTTCTTCATAATCTAATCTCCCTATTTTTTATTTCTAGCATTCTCAAATCCTCAAGTTCAGAAGCAATTAGTTCAGCTTGTCTATCTGATAGCTCATCGGCTTTTCTAAGCGCTGCACGGTCATCTTGTAATTGTTTCCTGCGTTGTTTAATCAAACCGAGAATTTGATGTTCTTGTTGCAATGTGTAGGACATAAAATCATTCTCCTTTGCCTTTAGAACTCAAAGTTTTCTTTCAAAAATCTTTGGAGCTCCGATCGTTCAATTCTGATGTCTAACTTACTCCACTGCTGTGTTTTTAAGCCTAGATTTATCCAATGTGTTAATTTGTCATCACCAATTCCTAAAACTTTTCTTACCTCTGATTTGTTTGGATATGGAGGAAGCTCTACTGATTTGTTCATAAGGTGTAATCGTTCGTCCAAAGAATTAAGCACTGCATTCGTGATCTGTGTAGTTAATTCGGAAACTACTAAATTATCTGGAATTGTTATTTGCATGTTTTTCCTCCTTTTCTAATTCTGCTAATACTGCTTCAATTGGCTTGATTTGTTTATCTGGCTTTCTACGTCCATTCATAATATCCGACATATAAGCTGTTGAAATATTAATCTTTTCAGCTAACCAAGCTTGACTCTTGTTATGCGTAGCTAGCGCCACACGCACTTTTAAAATGAAGTCCTGCGACATAACTATCTCTCCTCTAATAGATCAATTTCTGGAATATATCCTTCTTTTTTTAGCGACTCATAAATGAACAAACGTCCTTTTTGAGTCCATTTTGTATTCATCACAACTTTTGTTCCACCATCAGATTTCGGAATCTCAGTTGTATGAGATTTTGTATATCCTTGTCTCATATGTTTCTTGCATAATAACCATTGGTTGCCTACTTTTTTCTGAATACCTAGTTTATGAAGTAGTTTGTTCATCTGTTGTGGAGACATCCCATAATCTGCTGCAATCTGACTAATTGTTACTGAATCTGTAGAAGATAATATGCTATCTAAATATGAGATTTTGGGTTCGTATTCTGCAATCTTTTGTTCTGCGATTAGTCTTCCAGTACGTTCTTCTTTCAATTTAGTTGCTAATTGAATGATTGTATCTGGATTAAGCAAAGCTTCTTCTACTTTTTCTGGAGTTAGATAACCTCCATGTTTTCTAATTGCTGGCAACACTTCGCTAGTCACCCAACGTTTAAATTTCTTAGCATTTGGTTGTTTGCTTCCTAAAATTAAGGAGTACAAACCTGATTCGTTAATAATAGTTAACCCTCTAGGCGATTCAAAAGTACCGTTTTGGTAGTTTTGCCGATCTTCTACATCGACGTGTCTGTTAATATCTCTACTACCATTTTGGTACCCTAGAACTTTAGCCACATCTTTTCCAACAAAAAATGGTTCATCATGTATTGTTACTGTTCTTACTTCATGTTGTTCAAAGTTAAAAATTTGCGGTGTATTCATTTTTGTTCATTCCTTTCTTTGATATAGTTCATTTAATTATTTGTAAGCTAATAAAATTAGCTAATTTTGTTGACAGTTTCTACAAAGTTTTGTAGAATAAGTGCATAGTTAAATAAGCACAGAATTACCCTATAAATTAACATTCTAAGTTTCCCGACCTTGAATTTGTTTACTTTATTAGGTGTCTTTCTTATTGCTTGTTAGCTTATTAAATTAGCTTACGAACATATATTACTATAAAGTTTTGTAGATGTCAACGATTATCTACAAAGTTTTTAAGATGTGTTTTAGGCATGATTGGAGAATCATTATTATGACAACATTTGAGAGAGTAAAAATGTTAGCAGATAAACGCAAAATATCTATTGTCGAATTGGAAGAAAAACTTAATTTTAGTAAAAATTCACTTTATGCGTGGAAAAAGAGTAAGCCATCCATTGATAAACTAAATGCAGTTGCTGACTATTTCCATGTTTCAACAGATTATTTGCTAGGACGCACAGATGATCCTAACGCGGGAGTTGCACCAGAGGAAAGAAAACTAACCGTGGAAGAAGCTTTAGCATCTGTTATGAGTAGCGACGGAAAACCGCTCACCGATAATGATAGGGAGATACTATCAGCTATGATTGAAGCATATTTAGAGAAAAAAGATAACTAAATAAGTAGGTGAGTCATTTGGACAGTCAAATTGAAATGATAATTAATGAACTCGGCGTTAAGGTAGAAGAGCGTGAAAACCTTGATGCCGATGGCCATTATGTTGCTTGTATGAATACCATAGTAATAAAAGCTAATTTATCTAAGTATAGAAGACAAAGAACCTTATTACATGAATTAGGACACGCTTCTAAACATCATGATAATTATTTTTTATATAACTTAGCATTCTCTCTCCATTCAAAAATGGAATATGAGGCTGATCGCTTCATGATTGAAAAATTGTTAGATAGATATATTGCAAAATCTGAATTAGAACCACACAATATCAATTACATGAAATTTATAGAAGATAATAATTTAAGCATTCGCTTCGAACCACTTGTGAAAGAATTATTAAAAGCTCGCATCTATTGTTATGCAGCTCTCTAAAATTTTTTAAGCAAAAAAAAGAACATACGTTCAAAAATAGAAAGGTGAACAAAAATGATATATACAGAATTCAAAGAATGGTTAGAAAAAAACACAACCGGATACGAAACATTTATCATCAAAGCTACTAATTATCAAATTGAAAAAAATAAAAATAGACCCCCAAAAAAACGCTGGGATGATAAGAAAATAGATAAAGCTGTATTAGAAATGTGGAAACAAGTCGTGACTAACTTGTATCAAACAATTCGTAAAGAAAAAGGAGTTCCATTAATTAACGGGAAGGAAATATGGCTTGAATTTATAGAGGAACAAGGACTGATCGAATTTTTCAATGATAGCATGGCAGAATTAGAATTTGAATAGGGGTAATATTGATGGCAATGATAAAACAATATAAAAAGAAAAATGGCGAAAAAGCATGGTACTTTAAAACTTATCTCGGTATTGATCCGCTAACAGGAAAGAAAAAATATACTACTAAAAGAGGATTTAGAACACAAAAAGAAGCAAAAACAGCACTTTCTAGGTTAGAACTAGAATTACAAAAAACAGGAATGCCCACAAGTACAAATACTACTTTCAAAGAAGCAGCAGAATTATGGCTAGAAAGCTATAAAAAAACTGTAAAAGAAAGTTCATATTCAAGGACTAAAATAATCTTTAACAAACATATATATCCCAAATTTGGAAATATTAAGCTTTCTAAAATTAATACGGCATATTGTCAAAAGGTAGTAAATGATTGGAGTGAAAAAGGAACTTCAAAGCAGTACCCTCTTTTCATAAACTATATGAATAAAGTTTTTAAGTATGCTATAAATATTGGTTTAACATCTGATAATCCAACATTAAATTTACTTATTCCAAAGCCACAAATTAAAACAGAAAAGAAATTAAAATTATATACAAAAGAACAGTTGGAATTATTTCTAAATGAAGTATCTCAAGAACAGAATCCATATTTTAAAAACAGAGACTATACGCTCTTTAGACTATTAGCATTCAGCGGATGTAGAATCGGCGAAATATTAGCACTCACTTGGGACAATATTAATTTTAAAACAAATGAAATGGCCATTAAAAAAACTGTAGCTCGTTCAGATAAATATTATATATCTGAAACTCCTAAAACCAAAAAATCAAATCGAATAATTTATTTAGATGAAAAAACTATAAAGCAACTAAAATTTTGGAAGCTCGAACAAAGAAAGTACTTATTTCAATTAGGATTTACTAAAGCTAATTATTTGTTTACCAATGACGAAAATAATTTCACAATTAATCAGTCAGTGGCAGAAAGATACAATATATATCGTGAGCGTGCCGGCTTACCTTATATCGGTCTGCATGGTTTTAGACATACACATGCATCAATGCTATATGAGGCAGGCGCAGATCACAAAGAAGTCCAAGAAAGAATGGGCCACGCAAATATAAAAACTACTATGGACACATATACACACATTACTAACAGCAAAAAAGAAGAAACAACACAAAAACTAACAAATTATATTAACTTCTAA